GGACTACTTTGACACCAGTCATAGATAGCATCTTTGCAACACCGTATTGTGAATCTTTATCACCTTTAAGATTGAATAACTTATCAATCATTGCACCAGCAGATGCTTCTAATAGAATATCTTCTTCTATTACTTCTGTTTCAAAAAGTCTAAGTTCTGCCTCTATCTCTTCGTCAATTATTTGTTCAGCAGATTTTTCTATTGAACCTTCTTTTAATTGAACATGAGAACGGACTTGTTCTAATGATTCTTTCCAGTTTTCTGATTTATAACTCATAGTACTATTATTTATATAATCGGGAACCTTATTACGAGGTCTCCTTCACCTTTTATTACTCGATGGTACTCCATTTTAGTTATAGAGTAGTCATCACCTACTTTTAATTCTACTGGAAGTTTATCTTCTTTCTGCAACTCCCATTTTGAACCTTCTAATATATGTATGGTTCTATTTTTAGTGTCTCTGTGCCATACTAGGTCTTCTTCTGATACATCATGTGAAAACCTTCTAACCACAAACTTTAAACCAGTTCCATGTTGTTCTAGAATCTCTTCTGTATAAGGATTAGTCATCGCCTGGATAGTAATTGTCGGTTCTTTCCCTATAGCCATAAAAACTTCCTTCCTTCTCGTTCTTTTTTACATCAAACACCCCTAACACATAGTTATCTGCAACATCTTCTGCATAAGATTCACTATGGTTATGAACCTGTCTAGTTTCTATTATAACATTATCTTTTGCTAAGTCAACTTCAAAACCTTCTGAAGTTAATCGGACTGTTGCAGTCCTGTTATCATTTCTGTATTCGTGTATCACTTGACTCATAATTATCTCCTTATATTTAGTCTACCAAAAAAAAGACCCACCACCACTCAATCCGAGTTGTTTTGCATAGTGTGGTAATCTACATGCCCAGTATCCTGCCTTTGTTTTGTCATTCTGTTGGTCACATTTATGACGAGCGGCAAAAGACTTTCTTGCGTCTTTGTTATTTAATTTAACTTTAAGACCTGTAGTGTCTCCCCATGATATTTTTTTGACCTTGTCTCCGTCTTTAACATAGACATAGTACTTCTTAGACCCACCGACTTTTGGTTTGTTGAGTTCAGGTTCCTTTTCTTCTTCTTCAACAATCATAGGACAATCTAAAGGTACTAATTCACCTTCACATATATCAAACTCTCCTAAATCAGTCTCTAAAATTTGTTTGTCGACCTCTGTAAGTGTGTATCGACCTTCGTTTAATCTCTTTCTTGCCTCTTTGATTACCTCAAAGTACATCATAGAACCCAATCTAAACGGATTGTCTAATAGATTAGTATTAGACTCTTGAAGTGTATCAAGTGTTTCGTTGATTGCAAGTTCTTTAAATGTTTTCATTACCCGCCAGCTTTCTTTGCGAGGTCTTTATCTGCCTTACCCCATGTTCCACTACCTTTAGTGATAAAAGAATTAACACGTGCATGTCCCCATTGCTCAGGAGTTGTGCCTGGTCTATGTCCAGTCTTCCATGCGGCGACTCCACGGTTGTATACTTGTTTTAGAATACCGACTGATATACCACTCTTTTCTGATTTCTTTTTAAGAGATGCATCTGCATTTTCTTCTATCTCTTCCTTTTTATTTCTTTTCTCGTAGTCTTTGATAGATTTTCTTGCAATTTTAATCATTGATTTTTGATGTGCTTTCTGTTGAGACTTAGTTTTTTCTCTCTGTCTGTCTGCAAATCCTTCTTCTACTGATTCGTCAAAATTAACATTAAGTCTTTTTGAATGTTTCTTCAACAAGTCTTTGACCTTCATATTTTTGTTTTTTGGATTTGCAAACTCATCTGCCAATATATCATCTGACAATATGTCGTAATCCATATCATATTCAAATTGTTGACCTTCTTTAGAACCTACTTTCTTATTACCAATTTTCTTTAACATTACTTTCAGTTGTGCTTGTGCTTTTGCTCTTTCTTTTGGGTCTCTATCTTTAAGACCAATAGCCAATGTTCCTTCTTCTAGAGGTTCAAAAGATTCTTTCATACTTTTTGCTTTTGCTTCTGCTTTCTTGTATGCACTAGGGTCTTTCTTTTTAACTTCCTGACCAATTTTTGTAAGAGTTTCTAGTTCACTTTTTGAAGGTTTATAATTTTTATTTCTTTTAAATTTACTTTTTATGTTTTCTAATGCCTTTTCAGTTTTACCAACAATATCAAATCCTGCCATTTCGGATGCCATGAGGCCTACTAATGCGACTGTATTTATTCCTATAAAGGTTGGTAATGCAACTGCAAGAAAACTCATAAAATCTTCGTCAAGTTCAACTTCTTGAGTCATTTCTGATAATTCGGTGTCTTCTTTCAGTGACACTTCAAACTCTTCGTTGTAAGGGAATCCTTTTAAAGGGTTTTGGAACACTTGACTAAAGTGTTTCTTTTTCTTTTCTATGGCCTCTTCATGATATGCCTTATTTCTATCTTCGATATACTTCTCTACTGATTGACCAGGCGTGTCTTCTTGATATGCCATTCTTGTTTCGTCTGTACCTTGTTCATGTACACCGTTGTCGTGTTTATTTCCTGCCATTTGGTAATATCCCTTTCTCTTTTAGTTTTCTAAGTCTTGGTTCAGACCTATTATATTTTTGTGATACGATTGATAGGTTAGACTTATCGTTGTTCATGGGATTGTTATCCTTATGATGAACGTCCTTTCCTTTTATATCTTTTCTATCTTTTAGACTTCTTCGTGCCTCATTTCTTTTTGTTCTTCTTTTAACCTGTTCAGGTTTTGAATGGTAGTCTGCATACTCTTTTTTATAATCTCTTTCTTCTTGTTGAGATTCCTTTTTCTTTTCTGCAGATTTTCTATCTGCGTCTCTTTTAGATTGAATTTGTTTGTCTTGAGTTTCTTTCTCTTTCTGTTGGTCTATTCTAGAAGTTTCTCTTTCGTGTCTATCTTTAAGTGCTTCTAACTCTTGTTCATGGTTTGCCTTGAGTCTTTCCATCTGTTCAGCATGTTTTGCCTTTAGTTGAGCGGCATCAACAGCCGCGTCTTCTTGTATGTTATCACCAAACTTAAGGAACAGTTTATTTTTTTCTTGTTTCTTATCAGTCACTTTATAACCTATAAATGACCCTACGGTGTTAATCATACCAAGACCTTTTTCGGGGTTCTTTTTATATTCCTTTTCTAATTTTCGTTTAAGTGTTTTAAAAATTGCATCAATAATATCAGCAATACTAGAAACTAGTTTACCCTCTTCTACTGATTCGGGAACACAATTAGGAACCATTTTGTCCCCTTTCTTTTTCATACCTTTTTGTGTGTATCCGTCCCAACACTCGTCTTGTTCACCTTCTCCAAACATTTTTTTATATTTTTTAGTGTGTTTTGAAGGTTTGGTTTCTGCAGATTTATCGCCTGGTGCAGGTTCATATGCAGAATCATCATCATCTGCAGCCTTTCTGCCTTTTTCGAAGTGTCTTGCACGAGCGTCTTTTGTAGATTTTGCCATTTCATCACCGTCAGCATCTTTTGCAAAATACTTCTTAGGTTGAGTACCGTCACGGTCTTTGATATCCTTATCTTGTGCGACCTTTTTCTTTTCTAGTAATGTGTTTAACATATCCATAATACTATTTATGTCTTTTTAGACTGTAGTTCTGTTTCTCTCCACTTCAATGCAGGTTTATTACTTGGGAATGAAGTAGTCCATGTCATGAGTTTTGAATAGAGTTTGTTTGCTTTGGTTTCTAGTGATTTCAAATCGTCATTATTTGTGACTTCAATGTAGTCTTTGCCGAATATCCTATTTAAGGATTGTGCATTTTTTTGTGCATTGTCCCAGTCTTGTTTAACTATTTCTTTTGGTAATTTTCTTGGTCTAGATGCATTTCTTTTTTGTGCATTATCTAATGATGCACTTACGTATATCATTTTTGACTCGTATCCGATTTTATCTAACATTGTTTTGTATGCTTTTACCTTTGTAAGGTTTGCACTTGTAGTGTCAAATATCAACCCAAGTCTACCATCAATATAGTTATCCATGTTCTTACCAGTTAGTTTTTTTGCTTTTGCACGGATTGGGTCTACCTTATCAAAGTCTGCACCTCTAAGGTCAAGTGTCATTCCTGCCTTTTTTAGACCAACCTCAAATGCTTTATCTGTATTGACTAGTTTAAGACCAAGTGCTTTTAGTGAAAGTGCATCGACTACTGTTGACTTACCACTTCCTGGCCCACCTGAAAAGAAAACTGCTTTGAACGTGCCTGGGTCATAGACTCCTTCTGTAATTAAGTCTTCATACATATATGCAGGTAGTGTACCTTCTGCAATACCCATTCCTTTACGAATATCTTTATATAATTGTTCTTTATCTTTATTTTTTCTACTAGGGACTCCTAGTTTAAAGTTATCAAAATCACCTTTCTCTGCATATGCTCTCATTTTACTTGCAGACATTCCACTGACATCATCTGCCTCGGGGTCTCTTTCTCCTGCAGAGATTACTTCTATACTTTCAAACTTATAGTATCCATGTCGTGCTTTGACTCCATTGTATTTGTTTAATAGTATTTCAAATTCTTTTACTCGGTCTGAACCCACAACCATTCTTACTTTATTATACCCTTTGTGTTGTAATTCGTTTGCAATATCGAATACAGTTCTTGCGTCTGCGTCTACCACAATACGACCAAAAAACTTTCTTAGGTATTTTATTTTATCTTTATGTGAAAGGGGATTCTTTAACTTATCATTTGAATGAGAAGAGAACAAAAGAACTTCATATCCTTTTGCTTCTTTTTTGAGTTTATCTACTAACTTTCCATGACCTGTTGTGGGTGGATTGAAACGTCCAAAAGTAAAAACTGCACCTTTGTCTTTTGCCTCTGTTAGAAATTTTCCGAATGTCTTTTTCATTACTTGTCCCAGTTTTTTTGTGCAGTAAAGTTATTGAATGCAAACTCCATTCTATCTACAAGTTTGACTGCACTTCCTGATTTATCAATTGCAACATATCCCTCGGGATTTACAACTTCAAATCCTGTTGTTGTTTTCTTAAAGGTTCCTATACTCTTTACTCTATTTAGTCCTTCAATAATCAACTGTTTTGCAATTACTAAGTGTTCCATGAACTTAGTAAGATTGGTAATGAACTTATTTAAACTACGAAGTTCGTTATAAAGTTGTTCTCCAATCTCTGTTTTAATTTGTTTAGTTTTTTCCATTTTAACTTTTGCAACTACCTTATCTCTCCAGTAATTTTCAAAATGTTTCATGTATCCATTGTATGTTGGTTTGTATGAGCCGCCTCTTATAAGTGTATTACAATATGTTTTGTAAGTTGCACCTGCACCTTTCTTTGCGATAGTCTCCTGTATTTTTTGAAACTTAACTAAGTCTGTTTTTTTGATTCCATGGAATGCTTTACCGACTAGAGATAATTCTTGTGTAAGTTTAAGTGTTTCTTTTGCAGTAAGTGTTGAATTACCCGACACATCTTTATATGATGCATCATCTATCCAAACATCTGTACTACTTCCAAGATTGGATATCTTTGCACCAAAACTTGCAGACAAGTCTTCTATTGTTCCACCAGTGTAAGTAGTGTGAAACACAATACCCATTTTAGAACTATCGATTGTCTTACCCAATTCAGAATCTTTATCTACAGCATATAAAATAGTGTTTGGTTGGAAAGTTATATATTCTTTACCATCTATAATTTTATTTGTTTTATCATCAGTATACATTAAATCACCTTGCATGATTGTATTCCAAGATAGTTTAGATAAACACTGAAATGAAGTTAAGAATTTTTCTTGTAGTTGACCCGAAAGGTCTGAGTTTTTAATTTCGTGTTCTGAAGTATAGAACTTAGGTTCTTTATTAAATAGAGATTTTTTTGCAACAAAGAACTGATTAGTTTCGGGGTGCTTACCACAAAAGATTGCAGGAGCTCCGTCCCATTTTACAGTCATATTTACAGAAGATTTAGAATTGCCCTTCATCATGTCTCTAAGACCTCTTAAGAAGTTTATCGCACCACGACCACCATCAATACCTTGATTGATAATCTCGTCTTCTAAGTGTTCTAAATGTAAATTCTTTGCGCCCATAGTAGTATTATAACAGAAAAATCTGTTCCTGTCTACTATTTAGGTAATTTTAATACCCTGTTTATGTGTAGGGTGGAAGTAGGTTTCATACAGATATGAAAATTTACAGTTCTTAGTTCCTATAATATTATTATAAGTTTTTTCTGACAATTCATAGTCTTTAGTGCAAATATCTTCGAGACGATATATAGGTAAATCAAGGTCGTCTGAAAGTTTATTGATTGAATCTGTTTGGTGACAAATGTGTTCTAAGTATGGAGCCCAGTGTTTATTAAGAACCACATCTTTAATTTCATACTTTTCTTTTTGACTCCAAGTATTATTTTGATGTGCATGTAATACTGAAATTATTCTATCAGACTCACTTCTTCTATCTAGTAGGATTACCTTATCAAAAGTTTTAGAGAATGACTTAAAGAACTCATTTCGTATTTCTATATCATCATAGGGGGATTGAGTTTTAGAGTTAGAATGTTGATACAGTCCATTTATACACTTTACAATAACATTATCAGAATTGACTAACTCACGTTTCTCTGATATACTATAAGGACTTTCTGAATGATTCATTGAATCATTATAAGGTTCATTTACCCATGTTAAATGGTGGTCTTCTGATATTGCATTTGTTAATGAATTGGAACCACACTTACCCGTGGCAATCATCAAAATTCTCATAATATAAGTTTAGATTCTATTATGCAGGGTCGGCTTGCATAGTTGCAAGAGTTGATTCCTCTGTTGTAAGAGTTGATTCTTTTGTAGAAATCCATGAAGTCCAATCCCCATTCTCATATCCATCATCGGAGTTCATTTCCCAATTCCAGTAGTTATAAATGACACTTGGTATCTTTGTAGTTCCACTATCGTCATATTCACTATTTACAATTTCAGCATCTATGGCAAGTGCAGTGACACCTTCAGGTTTTCCACTAAATGTTGCATTTGGATTGTTGGTTCTCCAATCTGCCCAAAATGCAGTTCTTGTTCCATTCCAACTATGGCCAAATGTACCTTTACCTACAAAATTGTAGGATACATCTTTAACCCAGTTAATATCTTCTTTTAATGTATCAACAACATCTTGTTGAGTTGCGATTTGGTCTGTTGTATAAGGCATAATTTCTCCGTATTATATGTTTATTTATAAGTTTAAGTTCTTTGTTTATGCATTGAAGAGAAGAATTTTTCATATATTTCAATAAAGTTGTCTCCTTTATATTCAAAGTCTTGTGTAAAGGATAACCATGTTTCCTTAGATTTTTCTATATCTTTAGTATATAAATCTTCCATGTATGTTATGGGTATTGCAAGTTGTTGTGATATAGAATTAATAACCTTTTCTGTATAGAAAAAATCGTCTATAATTGGTTTATCTTTTTCAGTGAGGACTACAGGGTTAAAGTTGTACTTCTCCCACCATGTTCCATGTTTTTGTGCATGTAGAACCGATAATAATCTTTGTGATAAATCTTTTCTAGTCATTAAGATTACTTTATCAAACTTTAAACTTAAATCCATAAACCAAAGGGTTCTTTCTCTTGCATCTTCCTCGTGTGTAAGTATTTTTAGTTCGGGGTCTATGTATTGTTGATAACATGGTAGACATTTTATTGCATGATTATCGGATACAACATACTCTTCTGTTTGTCTAGAAGTTTTTTGATAATCCCAGTTGAATGGTTCGGAAGTGAACGGAATGTTATAGTGTTCACCCAATGCCCAAATAAGTCTAGAAGTTCCACAACGACCAGTACCTAATAGTAGAACTTTCATATCTTAGAGAGTGTACTATTCTTTAACTGTTTATCAATCTTGACTAATTCTTTTTTGGCCTTCTTATCTTCTTTGTTATCTCTAAGTTTCTTTTTGAGCTCTATTTTTTCTTGAATCTTATTAATCACTTCGATAGGTTGTAAAGTCTTCTTGTTCATTATATTTTGAAGTCGTTGTATTTAGTGTTGCCTCCACGGTCATGTACAGGGATTGAATCATCAATACCAGTAGTGTTCTCATACAACTCTTCTTGTGCTTCTTGTTCACAATCATAGAGTTTCATACGACTTCTGTCGACACCTATGACAAACCTTTTGAATACGGTTGGGTCATTGTATCTATTCTTTAACTGTTTCACTACCATTTGGTCTAACTCTTCTAGTTCTTCAGAAGATATCAGTGCAAACATAAAGTCTGCAGTTGCAGGTAATCCAAAGGACTCTGAAGTATCCGTAAGTTCTACATCTGTTGAACCATATCCACTTCTTGTTGTTTGGGTTGCACTCATAATAGGTACATCAAACTCCACTGCAAGTCCTCTAAGTTCTTCTGCAATAGATTTAATAAGGGTATAAGAGTTTGCACCAGCACCTGGCTTTACTCTTGCACTTGCACATATGTTTAGATAGTCAATGAATATCATATCGGGTTTAAAATCTTTCTTCATTTCCAACTCTTGTAGTAAGTGTCTGAAGTGACCGACATGTGCAGATGCAGTAGGATATTCTTTGATTATAAGTTTACCTTTAGTCTTTTGTGCAATTTTATCAATCTTCTTATCAAAGAGTTTCTTAGATAAGTCGGGTAAATCTTTCATAGGAATGTTTAATGTGTTTGCATCAATCCTTTCTGCAATTCTTTCCTCTGACATTTCAAGTGTAATGTACAATACATTCTTGTTCATCAGAAGTCCTGCACCAGCCATATGACACATAAACAATGACTTACCAACACCAGTTCCTGCAAGACATATATTTAAAGTCTTGTTGGGTAAACCACCTTTGGTAATCTTGTTGAAGTATTCTAAGTCAAACGGAATCTTCTCTTCTTCCGTATGATAGAACTCAAACCTTGCGTCTGAATCTTCAATTTGGTCATGTCCAATGTTTGTGTCAAAGGACACGGAAAGTGCATCTTTCAATAGTTCGGGTATCTCACCTTTAGACCTCTTAGACTTTTCATCCAACACTTCGATAGAATCCATGACTGCAATATAGATTGCTCTATCTTTGCACCATTTCTCTGTCTCGTCTACCAACCACTCTTCAGCAGTTTCATCGGGTGTTCCCATTTTCTGTAGAATTGTCTTAGACCCTTGCACTATATTATCAGATAATGTAGTACTATTGTCTAGATTAATGAGAAGTGCCTCTACAGTTGGGGATTTATTGTATTTGTCAAAGTATGAATATACTTCTTTAAATACAGTCTGTTCGTCTATTTCGTTGAAATACTCTTCCTTAATGAAAGGAAGCACTTTTCGTGAAAAAGAATTACTCTGAATCAGATTCTTGAGTATTGTCGTCTCTAGTCTCGCCATACTTGAAATATTCCTGTGCCTTGTCCTCTAATAATGCCATTACTTCTTCAGTAAAGTATTTTGTAGGATTGTTGTTGATTGTCTTACCAAATTCTGTTTTACCATTTGGTAGTTCCACTCTTGTAGACGATTTCTTAAAGATACCGAATGCAAGTGCCATATCTAGTAATCCGTAATATCTATCTAATCCTTTGTCATAGGATAGTCTTACATCAACTACTCTATTCTCAACTGTAAGTCTACTCTTTGCATTCTTACAATGGATTATATTTCCAATTACTTCGGTTCCTTCCTTCTCTTTTTTCTTTGAGAGATAGATAATAGATGAAGCTGCATACTTCAGTCCACTACCACCACCCATTTCTTTTTGAGGGAACATAGAACCAATCACATCATATGTGTGGTTTGTGACAATCATAGGAACTCCTGCACGACCAAGTTTAAGAGTTAGAACTCTGAATGCACCCTTAACAACTTGGGCACGAGTCATGTCTCTAGTCTCTTTACCGTCTGCAGTGTCTTCGATTTCTTTGGTAGTTGATAACATACCGAGGGAATCTAGACACATTAGCATAGGTGGTCTCTTGTCTTTTGGAGTTTCAAGATACTTATCTAGTATACTGATTGCCTGTGTTCTGAACTCCTGCACGGTCACAACTGGGATAATAACAAATCTAGAAGAATCAATTCCTCTCGACTCAATCATTTCCTTACTGATTGCAGATTCGGATTCAAAATACAGTACTGCAGAATCAGGATTATCTTCTAAGAATTGTTTACACATTCCTAGTGCAAAGAAAGTTTTTCCTGTTGCTGATTCTCCTGCGATTGCAGTAATTTTGTTTGAAGGAAGTCCACCATATAGTGAACCACTAAGAAGTGCATTAAAGATATGTGAACCCGTATCAATGAACGAATCAACATCTCCAGCCTGCACACCATCAGAAACAATACCTGCGTATTCGTTTCCACTGGATTTAACTAAATCTTTTATAAATGACATAATAAAACACTCCTCATAAATGTATATACTATCTAGTATACACAAAAGTGTCTTATTTGTAAAGGGGTTTTTTAATCTTTTTTGTGGTCGTCTATGCAGTCAAACTTAATGTGTTCTTCCATCATAGTTTTGATTTGTTTTATTTGCATTTCCATCATAATAATGAAACCAAAAATACTTGCAATTGATATTATGTAGAAACAGTCTAATGCACTAATAATCATGATACCTTATCAATCTCCTCTTGAGTCACATATCCATTGTCCATAACAAATTTTCTGTTATCTAAATGTTGTTGTTCAACCAAGTCTTTATTCTCTCCACTATAAACTACTGCATGACAATGTTTAATCATTTGAGTATTGATATCTACTTTGTGTCCGAATACAGGGTGTCCTTCTACATGATGTGCATATAGTGTTCCTAAGATTCTTCCGAATTTACCTTTGTCGTGTGATACAAGTGATATTGTTTCACATTCTTCTAGTAATTTCTTTAAGTGTTTTTTAGAAGCTTTACCAAATAGTTTTTCTACTTTGTCTCTAGTTCTAGATTCTGGCGTATCGATTCCAACCATTCGGACT